TTCGAAGAATTTTTAGGGGAACTTAATTAAAAATGTAAATGATGTTCCTAATTGTGCCTATTTAAAAAACAAAAATATGACGAGAACAACGAATATGATGAAAATGAACAGCCATAAATGATTTGTATTTGGCATTGGAACTATTTGCATAGGCATTTCTTGCATTGCCATTTCATGTTGTATTTGCATAGGTTGTTCTGCTTGTAACTGTTGATATCTATTCCACAAACTAGGAACAGGCTCAATATATTCTCTTGGATCATAATAGTCACCAACATAGTTTGGATAGTAAAAATAATAATAATCGTTCGGATATCTTGTGTTATAATCCAAAACATAGTGATTGTGATATCTGGGTGTTCTTCGATAATACCTATTGTTTGAATGTTTGTGACCATTGTTATTATGATTGTGATTGTGTCCGCTATTCATATATATAGGATATTGAGAATTAAAAAAAATTGATAATAAAATATTTTGGAACATAACCATATTGAAATATGGAACGCAAGGAAAGAGGAATAAATCAGAAGATATTTTTGATCGAGACATGTGAAGTTAAAGATCCAAATAAAAGAGAATATGCTGTTATGGGAACGTCGGGTAACGTATACAATGTTTCCATTGAAAACAAACCAACATGTACTTGCCCAGACTATGTTCAGCGTCAAAAACGTTGCAAACATATATATTTTGTTTTGATTCGAATCATGAAAGTTACTAACGAAGATAAATCAAAATATTCAAATCAGGAATTGCAGTCTATGTTCAATAACATACCCAATATTACCAAAAATCTGATGGTAAACCGGAAATTAAAAGATCAATATGAATCCTTGAAAATCACTAACGAAACGCAACAAAAAGATATTGATGATGAAGATGATTGTCCAATATGTTTGGAACCATTGAAAAGTTATGATGTTGTCTATTGTAAATTGTCTTGTGGCAAATCAATACATAAAGTATGTTTTTCGATGTGGACTAAAAATAAGAGTCCTCCAACATGTGTCTACTGTCGAAATATTTGGGTAACGACAATTTCTCCTGCGAATTCAGGTACCACACCATTTTATGTCAATCTGAAAAAATAATTCCGCATCTTTAATTATGATTCAATATTGAAAATAAATAAATGTTATTCAGATTTGGATGTTGATTTAGTTTCAGGTATAGATGTAAAGGATGATCTAAATTTACTCAATTCACGAGCTTGTCCATATGCTTTATCAATTTTAGTGACAAATGTCTCTACATAGATTTTGTCCGAGTCATTTTGATATTCAATAATAGGACCGACAATCTCCAAAATATTTTGGTAACTGTCTTGGATATTGGTCAAATATTCATTATAATATCCAAAGTAACCATTTCTATCCAATCGATCGTTGTTATAACGAATTTGTTGCAAAATAGCATCAACCAATGTAGCTGTTTGGGCAAACCCCAATTGACAACGTGGATGACCTCTAACTTTATTTAATCGGAAAGGTTTATTAAACAACCAATTAAAAGCTTGACCATTCATTCCATCTTCGGTGTAATTTTCATCATATATTGCCAATAATTTGGAAACAAAATTACTAATTTCATTTCCAATTATTCGAACAAGTTCTTTATTGAATTTATTCTCTTTTATTATACCACCAGATGCTATTGTTTGCCGACTTTCAACTCCGCGCCATATATCTCCAAGTGCACAAATCTTGTCAATCAATGGAGAATTGGATATTGGATAACGATCGTTATAATAATAGTTTGACATGTTGATTATATTAATAGTTAGAAGACCTTGTATTATTTTTTTCAATTTTTTCTGTGATAAATGTTCCTCCATTGGCCAATAGATCCTCTGTATCTATAATCCTGGATGGTAAAACAGGGGTAGGTGAATATATAGGATCATATTGTGCTGATAATCCCATATCGATTTGGGTTACACGAGAAGGACCTGTTAATTTTGCATCATCTAAATAATTTGCTAATTCGGTGCTATTCTCATCCATAAGGTATTTATCAATTGCTGGTTTTTTAAAAACGACCAAAATTAAATATCCAATATTAACAATTAAAATTAACAAAAAAATAGAAAAACCAATTGTCCTTAAACTTTTGTTGTAATTCCATTCAACAATACCTTTTTTATAGAAAAACAAAAATATACATCCCCAAAATAACATCCTCAATGTTGATACAATGAATAAGGTTGTTTTGTTGCGTGAAATACATAGTTTGTATATTATATGGCGACTTGGTATTAATAAATCAAGTAGTGAAAAATCATATTCAATGCAACTTGTACTCATATATTAAATCATTATATTATTCGATTCATTGTATAAAATTATCCATTGTATGCCAAACCGGTTAATCCACTGATGACCCTAAAAATATTATATGAGAAACCAAATACAAAAAACCGATTATCCAAATTAAATAAATTTAATCTGGGCAAAACTCCAGGTATATATGTTGGATCAGCAAAACCAACGGTCAAATATACATTTTCGATTCGAGATAAATTTGAAGTGCCTGTTGGTTGATGTTCTTCTGGTCGTATAGCAAAAGAATACAAATTAATGCCATCAGCCGGTGTATTACTGTGATGCATATATGGTTGCAACGTACCGAAAAATTTTCCATTTCGTTTTCTAAATCTTTCAATGCCATTATATTCCAACAAAGCATAATCAACCGGATTAATTTTTCCTGTAATAAATAAACCATAATTATTGAATTGATAAACCTGGACATCATCTTTAGAACTGATTCTGGTATCTATCATCCTCTCCAGTGGAAAACTAGCATCACGGTCAGTAATACTCGATGTTACGTTTTGAATAACAATAGCATCACTTTCCGTAACTAATACAGTGGCTCCAATTTTATCCGTCAAACTGTAATTTCCACCATTTGTTGTTATTGTTTCATCAAATATAACTAATGAATTAACATTAATCCATAATGAATTTATTTTGCTTCTATTTGTTACAATAATATTACCATTGGAAGAAGGCATATCAATAACGCCCATTTCAAACTCTTCCCAAACACCAAATGCTGGTGGAGGTTCTCCTGGTATTGTTATTATTTTCCGACCCGATTGATCAAAAATAAACTGTGGTCCTCGTAACAAAATCATGCTTTCCCTCAATATTTCCTCAGAACACATCAATAAATGGGCAGTCCAATCATCTTCATTTGTATAACAAACAAAGATCTTTCCCGTTGTATAATTTCCATTTTTCATAGCCCATATTATTTCCTTTGTTGGATAGTTGAAGTCCAATCGTGTTCTTTTAATTGGATTGATTAAATTGTCCTCTTTGTTGAATTGAACTTGTTCGATTAAATATTCATGAGCTACGGATGCAAACCTTCTCCTTTCAGGGATATCTAGGTAAACATAGTCTGTCATCAAACCCATTTCCAATATTTTGACATCAGCGAAATTAGTAAAACTGCTATTACGAACTAACAATTTTGTCTTCTCCTCCAAATAGACATTGATAAATATTTGATGATATTGAATTGCAATCAAAGGTAGTGCCAAACTATAATGTCTATTGAACCAGAATTTAAGTGGAATTTGGAGCACATACATTGGCTTGGGTTTTGCATTATATTCTGTTAGTTCGTTGACATCACCTATTAGTTTGGCGTATCCCCTTGCATGATGACCTTGACGGGCTAGTTCATACCAAATATCAAGCCATGTACCATATTGTTTATCCAAAATAACACCACCAATCATGATCTCAATTTCCCTAATCATAGCATGTCCTACCCTTCGAATCCAAGCATATTTTGCATTTACATTGACGTCACTCAAACCATTTAATACAACCCTTAAATACATTCTTGTGGCCAAATCTCCTAATCTAAAAACTTGAACCGAACTCTTTTTCCCAAAGTCAGGGGAATCATTGAATGTTTTTTCAAATGTTTGGATTGAAAAATTGGTATGCCGTCTATATACTGCTTTAAAAAACGTAATTTGCGGATTATTAGTCAAGAATATATCTTGTGCACCATATGCAATCAATTGCAACATCCCTCCCGCCATGTTTTTGTTGTATAAATAATTTCCCACGGCATGATCAACATAGGATTACTGCAATAAATCAAACCTTACCAATAATAATCACTCAAAGCCACACTGTCGGAAACTTTTTTCCATTTAACTAAATTATCTGCAAGATTAAAATCCCAATTAATCATGACTTCTGCAATTTTATCTAGCAAATTATCTGGAATACCATGAAACGGATTAATTTGAATTGGCCAACAAGATATTATCTTGCTGAACAATGTTTCGCAAATGTTTATTTCGTCATCATCAAAAAATATTGCCTTTATTGTACTGTTTGGATCTAAAATTTGTTTTTGGATTAGTTCGTCAATCATGCTTTTAATTTGGAGTTCCTTTGTTATGTAATCTTGGTTTTGGAATTCATTTTGTTCAGGCCAGGAGCTTGCGAAGGTTTGTTTTTCAAAACCGCATCTCCAAGCTGAAAATAATGCTGCAACGTGATTCAAATCCAAAATACGATATGCATCAAAATTAAACGATGCCAAGCACAACACGTATCCCCTACTACGTAACAATTTTAACTCGCTGAATACGTTGATAAATAGGCTGGAGTTATTAGCCAGTACACCATCAAAGTCAAACACTATTATGTACTGTTCCATTTATCTATATGGACAATAGTTGCAGTATATTTTGATTTCAATTTTATTTGGATTTTTAATTTGTAAACATTTATGATCGTTAAATGCGATGATGTAATTTTTGACCAAGTGTTGCAATAAGAAGATTAATGTTCATAATGATATAATTACAACTTGAATAACTTAAGGTTCATCATGATAAACAACATCGACAACATAGTGATCTTCAGGGTTAGTTATAATTGCATTGATTTGGTTCCACTTTTCAATATTTTCTGTCAACACAAATGTCCAATTCTCAGTCAAAAATTTAACCTTGTACCATAAATCTTTTGGTATACCATACAATGGATTTATTTTGACTGGCCAACATATAAATTCGGCACTAAACAATGTTTCATTGATATTCGTTGCATTATCGTCGAAAAAGATAACTTTATTATAATTTTGCATTGGATATTGTTCTTTCAACTCAATTAACATACTTGATATTTGACTTTCCTTGCTTATTTTAATGAGCATGGGATCACTTTTAGATATGGTTTTTGATGTTTCAATATTATTCATCAAATAACCACAACGCCATGCACTAAATGCATAATCCATGCCATAATATTCTAATACACTATGAGCTCGACAATTAAATGATGCGATACACATTGTTATTCCATTTTGGTGCATTTCATAGATTTCGTCCAGTACATGTTTGTATACATCATAGCCATATCCCAGTACACCATCAAAGTCAAAAAACACCACATAGTTGGATAGTTGGCTCATATTGCAAAGATTATATTTTTCATTTGATTTTTGTTTCAATTTTTTGGTTAACTATAGTATGTTGCGCTTGGGCTATGCGTGTATAAATACCTATCTAAGGGAACAAGGTGTCTATTCAACTAGAGATATCAGAGTAGGATCAATTGAGGAAAAGGGTATTGGTGCTGTACGGGAATTAGCGATTAAAAATTTGCATGATTTGAAAAAAATAATCCAATGGAATGAAGAACATGGAATTCGGTTTTTCCGGATAACAAGTGGTTTGTTTCCACATTGTGATAATCTCAGGATATTGGATTTATATGACTATGACATTAACTTTGCTAAAGATCAGTTAAAAGATATTGGTGATATGGTGAAGAAATTAGGACATAGAATAACAATGCATCCAGGTCAGTATGTTCAACTTGGCAGTGAGAATGAAATTGTTATTATGAGTTCGTTATTGAGCTTAACACATGGAGCGAATATTTTTGTTGCAATGGGTTTGAGTGAAAAGGATGGTAGTGGATTGATTATCCATGGCGGCGGAGTATATGGTAATAGGAATGCTGCAAGAAATAGGTTCCAAAAAAATTTCAGAAAATTGCCGGAATATGTCCAAAGATTGGTTGTTTTGGAGAATGATGAATGGTCATGGTCAGTTAATGATTTATTACCGTTAGCTGAAAAATTGGATGTACCTTTTTGTTTGGATATATTTCATAATTCAATTTCGAAGGATAAAGTCAAGATAACCAAAGTGTTAATGACCAGGATATTTAGAACTTGGAAATATTTTGCACCAAAATTACATTTATCAGAACAGGAACCTGGAATGAAACTTGGTTCCCATAGTATGACAATCAATAAAATTCCAAGATGGGTTTTCATATTGCCCAAGTTGTGCAAATGTGATGTGTATATTATGCTCGAGGTCAAAGATAAAGAAGTATCTGTTTTAAAAATGTTGGATAAATATTTTAGACTGGTTAATAAGAATGATCGCATTCAATGGTATCCCAAAAAGTTAATTAACAAATAATATACATTGATGGATTTATTAATAAATGGTAAAATAGTATTGATGATATTATTTTGCCAATTCAATGAATTTTATGTATTATTTCTAATTAGATAATGTTAATTCTTGATATTTAGATTCCTGCAAACCGTATACTTTGTTGTATGTATGTGATAGATATCTGGACCCTTCTTTAGTGGCATATCCGATTGTTGGGTAATAGGACTTCTTATTCAGGTCGTTTCGGAAAAAGTTAAGGCATAAATCTGCTGATTCCTTTTTGATATGTTATGGTTTTTCTAATTGTATCTGCTGTGATGTTTTTTCCATACGATCTTTGGATGTATCATTGAATATCTTATGGTAGGTTTTTCAACAGCTAAATGTAAACGCGAATGTGATATCATTGGATTTTAAAGGTACTGAATATCATATTTTTTCAAAAAATTTCTACAGTATTCGATCCCTTCCAATGTTGTTTTGTTCTTGATTTTTGATTGAAATCCTTTTATTTTATTTGTGAACGTGTCGATATATAGTGGATCCTTGTTGCCGCTTTTATCATTTTTTGCCAGTCTATAGATGATAAAGATTAAGAAAATCAACAAGCAACAACAACATAGCGATCCTACACCAATACCTCCCATTGTATATGGTTGGTTCATCATGTCCTGGGAATTAAATGCTTCACTGTTATTGTGTTGATACAGAAGGTACAATAACACTAATACAACTATAACTATTATAAACCACCAAACTTTATCCATTATATTATTGGGCAATAATTTATTCTGAATTAGCGTTAATTATGTTTGGTGAATATTTATGTAAACCAAACTCAGATATTCAATTTTGGAAAACAATTATTTTGTTATTTTTTGTAATAATACAAATTAATAATGACGTTAACAACAAGGGAATATTGAATCACATCAACACCTTTAAATGCATGTGGTTTTATTAACACCTTGAGATATTAAACATTTTTTCAGGTATTGTGTCGATACAGAAAGTACAAGGCACTAATAGGACTAGAGTTATTACGAACATTAAAATTTTGTATATTATTGGATAATAATATATTTTAAAATAATCATATTAAAAAATGAACATGTTGATTTTACTATGAACGACGAAAACAAAACATTGCGAGATTGGTTTATGAATTTTAAATCGGGTTATCCCAATTTGGAACACGATGGTAACGATATTTTATATTCAAAGCAATCGAAGGGATAAACAAGTGCTACTGAATTTATTACTGAGAGCAATGAGAAGATCAATAACGTTAGTAATTTGTTATCAAAATATGGATCGACATGTGGTTATTGTGGAATAATATTTACATATGATAAATGTCATAATATCGACATTATTGATGATGATCTATTGGATGGTAGTTTTTACGCATGTAATATATGTAAAAATATGAAGAATACACAATTCAGCCACGATGGATTTCTGGAATATGTTCAGCACATTTTGATTAATATTGGATTGTTAAAAGGTAAAAAAAATTACAAAATTATACCAAACATAGCTTCAGCTTCGTTTGAATATTACATGTCTGTTGAAATTAAAAAATTTGCCAAAACAAGAAAAAAAAAGTTGTTTAGTACTGATATTATAAAAATATGTGATGAGCAAAAATGGATTAATCAAAACGATTTCCGAGTTTTGCAAGATCAATGCTGTTATTTATGTGGAAAAAGGAGTTCCAGTATAAACCGCTGGCACAACAACATAATCGATAAAAAGATTCATTCAATAGTTTGTGCACCAGGTAATTGTCTTCCTTGTTGTACATTTTGTTTTAAGGTAAGAAACGAACTCGACTTGCGTACTTTTATTGATCATCTAGTGCGAATATCTAAATATAATAACATGATTATAGGTGATGTTAGTACCCATATGAATGCAATTATTGATAACATTAATAGAACTAATTTTTGCAAGGATCGGGTCTTGTATACATGAATATTGTAACTGTATTTCCTGCATTAAATTGCAAACATAAATTAGTGATATTGGTAGTATGCCCGTCATAAACTATTTTTTCCGGTTAGGGTTTTTGGTAAGTTTTAGGAAAAAGTTTATCAAAGTCCTAGCCGGAAAAAAAAATAATTTATGACGAGTATATTTGTTGAGATTGAATATTGTTATTTTGGTTGATCCAGTTATGTTACGCTATTCTATGCCAGGAATACTGAATAATGCAGAAAAAGAAAACATTATTTGAATATAAATTATTGCCAATTTGGATACATTTATGATACGAAACGTTTTGTTGATATTACGTTAATGTAAGAATACTAATAGGAGCTAGTTAGCATCAGTCAAATTTATTTATTGTCTGAGTGATAAATAATTGTTTACTAGTCTGAAAAACAACAACATGTTTTGGATCGAATGGTACGATGCTAACCGTACATATTATATTTATGTTTCAGTAATATGATGTAAAGAAGTTATGAGTTTGATAATCATGTCCCTTTGTGTCGGAATTAGACCTGTCAAAGGTACGAACCTACGAGCTTCATGCTACAAAATGGCAATCCATCCCTCAATTTACTGCGAAAATCACAGTTATCTTAAAAATTATTCCAACGAAGAAATTGAAAGATTGAGAAATGGAGAAGGAAGGTCATGCCATGACTGCAGAAAATTGCATTTTGGATCATTAAGTAATTGTAATTATTGCAGCTACAAAGCAACAAATCAAAGACGAAATAAATTTGGTACAAAAAAGTGTATTATGGTATTATCAAATGGGAATACATGTCGTCGCTATAGACTTCCAAACAAAGATTATTGTCCAAAACACACATATATGGAAGATTATACTGACTATCAAAAGAAACATTTATCGATATGTCGTGGATGTAATAATATGAAATACAAAATAAGACCCGATGGTAGTGAACCCTCCACATGCTTTGATTGTCTTGAAAAAGTAAGAGACAAAATGAAGGAATCAAGAAAAGAAATTGCGGAAGCAAAAATAATATACACGCAAAATTGGGAGCCGCCTAAAATAGAACCAATTAAATCAATTAGGTATAGGAAAACCAGAGAAGATACATTTATATTTGACAATCCAGTTTTATACAAAAATAAAAATACAAACGTAACGGTAGCAATGACAGATCGTATTGATAATAGTTTCAAAGAAAAACAAAATGAATATATTGTAAAATTAAAGAAGACTATCAAAATAGCAGATAATATGATACATCCGGAAGAATATTACGTTTATCCAAATACAAACTTTAACGCAAAAGTTAAGGAACACTGCAATATTAAAGCATATAATAGACAAAATGGTATACTTAATGTGGATTGGCGTATTATTAATCCGGATATAATGTCAAAATATTATAAAATACCAAAAATAACTTCGGAAAAGAAATATTTTCTCTACCAAGCCTTCGCCGAAGCTAGAAATATAGAGTTTGAACTTTCTTTCGAAAATTGTCGACAGCTTTTTAATTCCAACTGTTTTTATTGTGGACTACCAGCACAAACGCAATTTGTTTTGAATGGTATTGATATTGATAATAGAATGCTTGGTTATACTATGGATAATTGTAAAAGTGCATGTATTATGTGTTATAATATGAAATTCAACATATTTGATACAAATGGATTTATAAGTTACGCTGAACATATTTTGACTAGGATGCAATTAATTAGGGGAAGGACGAACCATGAATTAATAAAGGATCATGTGTCTATAGGCTATAAATCGTATATGGTAAGGGAAATAAAGGAAACAAATACAAGGCAATGTACAAAATTGGATTCTAATTATTTTAAAATATCCAAAAAGGAACGCGAGTTTTTACATGATGATCTTGATATTATTGATAGAGATGACTATGACGTTATCAGAGATAAAGAATGTTATTTATGTGGTAAAAAAAATTCTTCGTGTAATTTTAATGGTGTTAATAAAGCGAATCCTTCTATTACTTCTACAAGGGATAATAGTGAATCCTGTTGTGGAACTTGTAGTGGCGCGAAAAGTTCATTGTTTCTTGATGATTTTTTGAGAATATTATCCCGAATTTGCTTGAAGCATGGCATTATTCAAAGGGATATCGATGACAATATTGACGTAATGATAAGTCAATATTTAGAAAATAGAAAAATATAATTTGAAATATTTATTATCGAATATATGTAATTTAAAGCTATATATGTTCTCATTTATTTCATTATAATGGCATTGATCATCCTTATTGTTCAATTAAAAAATACAATGCATACATCTCTGTACATTGATACAAGTGTCAGTGTGTTATGATTGTTGGACGCGATAATCATAAAAATATTATGCACCTATCATGCATTAATTTAGTGTTTGAAACGAGTATTTATTGCTATAAGTACACATACTTAACTAAATACATATATGTTCAAGTTAGCGAATTTTTAAATGGTGCCGGATCATGTCATAGTTGTTTAAAATTTTATCTTAAGGGTATAGTTAGATGTACATCTTGTGCAAAGAAACACATAGAAAAAAATATAAACATCAATAACGCCAAAAATTGTATTGGTTTAGTTCCAATAGGCAAACCTTGCATATTATATGGTCTTCTTGGTATAAGATATTGTGAAAGACGTAATGATCAAAAATTTCGTACTGAAGAAGATAGAAAATAGTATGTAAAGGATGTGGTAATTATAAACCTTTAAAATGACTAGATGCAAAAACTCCTATAACATGTCCTTCAGGTGCTAAAACAAATAATAATAGAATTGCACAAATGCGATGGGAAAAGAAAGTTGAAAAAGCAATTTATAATTCATTTTTTCTACATAATATTTTTTATATAAACGAACTGAATATATTAGGATTTTTATCGTATTAGTTAATGGTGTGGATTTCAATACCAGACCAAGTGTGTTTACCATATAAAAAAATAATTATAGAAATGTATTATGAGCGAAGCAAACGAGAAGTGCATTTGGTTTATCGATTCCCAAACAAAATGTCCAAAATTCAAATTCAATAGTACGGACTACTGTATGATGCATCAGTATGTAGCTAGCGATCCTGAGCTTGATCCTGATGACTGTGTTGTTTGTAGGTTTTGTAGCAGGTTTGTAAGATCTTCAAAAATTCAAACTTATTGCTGCTATGTTTGTAGAATTGAAGGCAAAGTTGATGATCCATGCAAAAAAATTAAATGCGACGTATGTAATCTCAGAAGGAAGATAGAGGAATTCGTTATTAAAGATGAATTTGTCAAGACTTGTATTGTTTGCAGAGAACAAGCAAGAAGGGAACAAATTGAAAAAAATAAACTGAATTCAAGAGTTATTGATAAAAATGGTTATGTAAGGTGCCTAGCAGATAAGTGTGGTAAATTATGTCCTCCTGACCATTTCATAGGATTACGTGGTCAAACGATATACTGTCGCGAATGTAGAGAAAAACAAAGACTCAGAGATTTAAAAAGACAAGGTAGAAAAAGGGCATGCAATGGATATGAAAAAAAGCCCGAAAGGAAAGCTGCAAAAATTTATAGGTATAGGAATGATGATGATGCAAAAATAAATACGTACAAACATCATGCAAAAGAAAAAAATTTGAAATTTGAATTAACGGATGAAAGGTGTTACAAATATTTTGATGATTTATGTTTTTATTGTGGTTACATACCTGTTAATGGAATGCAAACCAATGGTATTGATCGAGTTAATAGTGGTTTGCATTATTATGAAGACAATTGTGTATCGTGTTGTTCGTCGTGTAATATGTTGAAAGGAAATCGTTATGATGACGTTGGATTCATTCAAATTAGTGAGCATATATTGACCAACTTGGGATTATTGAATGGTAGTTTGCACCCTGAACTTCAAAGGAATTCATATTCGGGTTCATATCAAACTTATATTCAAAGGGAACTAAAAAGACTTAACGAGAAATACAATATTACCTTCCCCTTAAATTACAAAGAGCTAAGCAATACCGAGAAAGAAGTATTGCATAAAGAATTTTATGTTATGAGAGAGATTGATTTTTACAAAATTAAAAGTGGTGACTGTTATATTTGTGGTAAGAAAAATACAATCAACAATAGTAACGGAATAGATCGCCTTGATAATTCACGAGGTTACAGTATTGATAATTGTTTTCCATGCTGTTTATATTGCAATTTCACCAAAAAGGACTACAACTTGAAGAACGTTATTGAAAAATTTGGTCAAATATGTTTGCATCATGGTTTAGCCGATGATGATATCATAGGGAGAATAAATTCATGGTATGCTGATTTTACGCAAAGGATCCCAAAGATCGGAATGTTTTCGAATTGCGGTTTAGAATTAAAATATGGTGACAATGTTACACTAAGTTTACCGACGCTCGACAATTGTGTTGATCAGACAGTTGATGATTTTGATAACAGAACCTGTATTATTGATGGGGAATTAAAAACGTCGGTAACCGAAGCGAGGACTTTAGGGATTCCCAACGTATCCGATAGTAATTCTACATTACCGATACGTGCTGCAGAAAATGATAAATTATCACCAAAAGCATCCAGAAATATAACTGGACAAAATATGGCAAATCAGAGCACCAGTATGTCAATGACTTATTCTATGCATGATTCAATAAAATTGACTAGTACCACCAGCAATTCTCAAAAAATGTCTTCTATGTTTGGCAATGTTATGAATGGTAACAACAATACATGTAAACCTGCTGATAGTTCGAATCTTTGGAAATACATTCATAGAAATCATTCAACACAAAGTGTACCTATGAAGAACATATTAAAACTTGTGGAGGAATCCAATTCTCGGAAGGAATCATCAATAGAAAACGATGATTTAGGCTGTTTAATGTCAAAAGGTGAACCAATGGAACTATCGAACGATCCAATACTCAATAACAAATCGGAAAAATCAAAAGATCAATGCAGCTACTGCGGATCAATTCCGAATTCAAGTAAATCACATCCTACTGAGCTCATTGATGAAGATGAAAGTATGTTCAGCGAACGTATTCCGATATGTATAAAATGTAAAAACATCAAAGGGGAAAATTTTAATCGTAATAAATTTTTGGATTACGTTAGTCACGTTTTAATTATTGCAAGACTAATGAGAGGACAAAAGAACTACATAATTATTCCAGATTCAACTTCTGCATCATTTGAATATTATATGTTAGAAGAACTCAAAAAGAATATTAAGACCAATTGGAAAAAGGCAACTAATGGAAAAATTGACGAACTATGTGCGAAATATAATTTGATTAGCAGGGAGAATTTCAAATCCATACAAAATCAAAATTGTTATTTGTGTGGAAAGAGAAGCTTCAATAAAAGTAACAGGCACAATAACATTTACGATCTCAAAAATTATGAAATTGCTTGTACACCTAATAATTGTATTCCTTGTTGCAAGTGTTGCCACAGCGCAAGGAATGCAACTGACTTGAGCTTATTTTTCAAACATCTTGTCAAGATAGGTATTCACAATAATATGATTAGAAATATTACTGATGAGGATATAGATAGAATCGTGAACAACATTATTAAAACAAATTATTGTACAATCTAAATATTGTTCACGAGTATTGAATGATGTATATGTAATATTATAGGATAAATTAAAATTAGATTTATATGCACAATCATATTGGGTTTATAAATCAATATTGAAAAAATTGAAAAAAAATATGAATGGAAAATATCTAATTATGTAATATGAACCGTTGTATTGGAGTTAATGAGGAAAAGGAAACAGGGAATCGCATCTCATGTACGAGATATTCCAAAGATGGAAGCGAGTATTGTAGGAGTCATCAATATTTTGAAAATCTCAGCGATGAAGAAATTGCAAAATTAAAGGCAGGTGAAGGGAAAAAGTGTCGCGCCAAAAATTGTAATAAATTAAATTTGGGCACGACCTACAAGTGTCAATACTGTTTGGATCGAGATTTGAAAGATAAGAGGGAGAAAAATATTTTAAAAAAAAAGTGTGACGCAATTATGTCGACAGAAGAACCTCCTAAATGCTTACGTAATGCTTTATCGGATGGTCAGTACTGTAACGGTCATTCTTATCAAGCTGATTATACTGAAGAGCAAAAAAAGAACCTCAAATCATGTTCCAAATGTCATAAAGCAAAATATTTGTTTGATTGCAACGGAAATCCCGTAATGCGATGCAATACATGTAGTGATGTTGATGGCAATAGAAAAGAAGAAAGTATGCAGGTACGGACATTGAACGCTAATGGGGAGTTATATTGCAATGGTTGTCGAAAACATCATTCGGTATCGGAATTTAAAAATGTGGATGCAAAAAGTTGCATGGTATATAGAGAAAAGCAAAGGAAACGCGAACAAAGAGCAGGGAAAGCGTAAATTTTGTTAATTGTTAACTAATGACTATTGCTGTAGGTTTTTTTATGTGTTAATTAAGATCTGTCGAAGCGTTGTGGATATAACTTTTCATTACGATTGAAGAAAAAGTTGAAAATAAATATAAAAGGATTGTAATTATTAATTAGTATACTGCTATGAATCTATGTAAGGGGATCGCCACCAAGAAGAGACAAACATGGCGCCGACCATGTTCAAGAATGGCTGCATCAACAAGTAAATATTGCTTACGACATAATTATTTTAATAAATATACCGACGAACAAGTTGAAGGATTTCGAAATGGAGAAGGAAAAATATGTCGCAATTGTGCTAAGTTATTTGAAGGTAGTAAAGTCGCATGCTCAAAGTGTCTTGCTGATGATATAATAAGGAAAAATAATCCAGACGGAAGACCAAAATGTGTAGCTGTAACAATTAAGGAAAAGCCATGCGATTGTTATAGCACAAGTATAAGCAAATATTGCAATACACACAGTTATATGGATAATTATACAGAGGAACAATTGAAAAATTTGCATAATTGTTCTACTTGTAATCTCAAAAAATATATACCCCAACGAGATCCATATAAGCCGACAAAGACATGTCCAAGTTGTGCAGATACCGCAGTAGAAGCAGCAAGGAAAAGGAGGGCCAAAAAAAAAAGAGAAGAAATGTTGAAATATAATAGAAAAATATAACTGTTTAAAATATTTTTTTAACTGTATATTTTATTTATAAAATAATGAATAAAATTATTCTTATCAAGCTTTTTAAATAAAAAATATATTTAATATACTTTTTATTTGTTATTATATTTTCACCTGGATAATATATTGAACTATTTCGTCCCGGATGAAACTATGAACTATATGCCAAACCACCCATGCCGCTCATTATCCTCAGAACATTATAGTTCACAGCGAAGATATACAGCTTATTATCCGCATTAAAGATATTCAAACTGGGCAATCCACTCCTAAAAGTGGGGTCATAAAACCAAATATTGAGCTGTGTGTTATCAATCCTGGACAAGTTGGCGGACCCAGTGGGCTGATGCTGCTCTGGGTGCAAAGCGAATGAATAGACGTTGATACCATCAGCAGGGGTATTTGTGTGATGTTGATCAGGTTGGACGTAATTGAAATATGGTCCCTCGCGCCTGGTAAAACGATCATGACCATTCAATTGTATAAGTGCATATTGAACTGGATTGCCAGAACCATCAATCAACACACCAAAGTTATGCCACATATTGACACATGGATCATCACTCCTGCACCTGGTATCCTCCATCAACTCCAAAGGAATAGACAAATCTCGAACAGTCAATGTGGTCTTCAAGTTGGTGATCTTGATCTCATCAACTGTCTGGGCATCCACTGGAACAAATACATCGGCAAAGATCTTATCTGTCAAACTGTATGATCCAACCTTCAGGGAGTTCGTGCAAATCCATAATGCCTTTGAACAACTGGCATTCTTAATGAATATCTTGCCGTTTGTTGTTGTGCCTTCTGATTCGGGACAAAATTCTTCCCACTCACCACAATCTGGTTTATCCTCACCATTAATAACAGTACAAGGATCACCTGATGTTCCCGGGATACTCTCATCCACAGTAAGTAAACACATACTCTCTCTCAATATCTTTTCAGCACATTCCTCCAAATGATGTTCCCAATCATCCAAATGAGTGTAACAAACAAAAGCCTTGCCTGTAATGAAATTACCATTCTTCATTGCCCAAATAAGTTCCTTTGTAGGATGGTTGAAATCCAATTTGTATTTCCCAGTCTGGGTCTGGACAGACTCCTCACCAGTGAACTGAACCTGTTCAATCAAATATTCATGACCCACTTGAGCAAATCTTCGCCTTTCCTCAGAATCAAGGTAAATATAATCAACCAAAATTGAAGCATCTTTCATTTTCAAACATTTGAGATCGTTTTGTTTGAATGCCTTGTTTGCTACAATTAGATCTTCAATTCGAGAAAATTCAAAGTGAAGTCGAACCTCATGATATTGAAGTGCAATAAGAGGAAGAGCTAAACCAACATGACGATTGAACCAGAATTTCAAAGGGATATACATTACGTATTCTGGTTTCTCTTCTCCATCATATTTAGTTAATTCAGGGACATCTCCAATCATCTTGTTGAAGCCCCTTTCCTTATCACCGGCATCGCGTGCAAGTTCGTACCAAATGTTGAGCCATACTCCATACTGTTTATCAATTTTGGAACCTCCAATATCAACCTCAACCCACTGTAATAGAGCATAACCAAGTCTCCTAACCCAAGCAAATTTGGATCCGAATTCAGCTGATGGTTTAACCTTATCCAATTTAACCATCAAATAAATTTTGGTTATCAAATCACCATTCCTGGTAATTGTTACAGTTGATTTTCGTCCAAAATCAGTATTATTCATTGGATGCTCGATCGCTTCCATTGAAAAATTAGTATGTCTACGATAAACAACCTTGAAAAATGTTATCTGTGGGTTGCCTGTCAAGTAGACATCCTGTGCGCCGTAAGCTACTAACTGCATTAAACCTCCCGCCATAGTGTATATACTAATGGCAGACAAAAAAATTTTTATAATTAATTATTTTTTATATTTTTGTTTCATTGCTTCATGCGATATTTGGTAATACAAAAAAGATGATTCATAAACACTATTCATCAATATACGGCGCGTTTTGACATTCCACGAAATATTTCCTTGATTTGGTTTTGTTGACAATTTTATTAATTTACTTCATCAATTACTTTTCAGTCGTATTCAATAAAAAAATTAAAATCCAAAAATGAATCATAATTATTTTGATATTTTGGCTGCCCTGAAAATTAAAATACCAAGAAGGCAAAAGAACAAAAACATGCTTTGACAAAAATAATAGACAATTTTTGTTTTAAAATTAACCTGTTTTTCATATTTGTTGAATGTGATGTATATTAGTAAACTGTACGATATGATTAGAGATCCCGTTGATAGAATCCCTAAATTATTCATTACATTGATACCATAAATAGTCGGATAAAATTTGCCAATTGATTCATACAATGCATAACTGTACATGTTTTGAACTGTGATTGTAATCATTGACAACAAGGATAACAAAAACAAAATTAAGGTCCAGCTTGCATTAATTATCTTATCATGCAAGAGCATGAATGATAAGATAGTAATAAAACCTGATGCAATGATCTGAACTATCGTTTGTCTCCACGTATATTTTGCACCTTTGTTTTCTTTGTCCATTTTTGTATTTACATAACAAAATAGTTAGCAATATATTTATTTTTCAATTTTTATTTATTTACAATGAATTAAACCTCATGAATAATGATGCCAATAAACAGCAAAATCATTTTGAATCACGATTAACCAAACCGCGTTCATTATAATAGGAAATAATTGTATATCAAGCTTCGTGGATTAGATGAATGTTATTGAGACATGCAAATTCTTCTAATTTCCTCATCAAACGATGAAGTGAACCTTGTTCGCGCAGCAGAGCCACAAAAAGGGAAGAATAGTTCGATGACTTAAGCTTCGTGGATTACAGGAATGTTATTAAGATTTGAACCAACTTGACTGATGATTAATGTGGCAAACCAATTTGAATATGTTGATGGTGTATTGACAAGAACTAAAATACCACCGGGAACTTCATCGCTGGGTACAATAGTTGGAGATCCTGAAAGACCGGTTGTTAATGCTGATCCCGTCATCGGTGCTGATAACAAAACAGTTGTAACATCATTACAAGCTTCTCGTTGAGCTAAACCACATAAACAAGCACTGTACGATAAATGTGCACCAGGGGTATTGGGAGGACAAGGTGGAGGGACTGCAACGCCAGCTAAAATCAATTGAAAGGACCATGTATGACCCAGAGGAACAATTGGAATATTATCACAAGCTTGATCGTCAGCTCCATCCAAAGTTAATAATACACGGGTAGGAAATCCACTACCCCTCAAATGAAAAATCGTTGTCTGCGCATCACCCAGCATACAAAACATACCACTAGCCCTTGACCATTGACTTTGTTGTTTTGCAATCGACTGATAACCACCAGCGTGAGAATATTTCGATACTGCAACACTCGAAGCACCTTCAGAATGAGATGCCAAACCTTGTGCTTCTGTTTCCAAGCCTTCTGAATGTGCGGCATCACCAAGACTAACACAACATCCTCCACATGTAAACGATTTATTTCCCTTAGCATCACAGCCTAAGCCACATGCAAAAGATACATGTCCTGATGCCAGAGTATTAGCACCAAAAGTTGCAGAAGCAGCACCACTTGCCTTTGTGCTCATGCCATTAGCGCTTGAATTCTTTCCCAAAGCAGAGGTTAAATATCCAGAAGCTGTGCTATTTTCACCACAAGCTTTGGTTTTATAATTTTGAGCGTGGCTATTTGCAGCACATGCTTTTGAATGTGATCCTTCGGAATGTGCTGCAAATCCAGAAGCTACAGTGTTAAATCCACTATTATTTGCATATTGTCCAGTTATTTTTGATGAACATGTTGCATTATTACAGACTGTATTTTCGGGACAAGGATCAGAATCTGGTAAGGTCCCCAAACAACGTTCTATTTTACATTTTCCGATGCTTTTCTTAGACATCTTATTATATTATAGTGCTACAGAAAAAAATGAAAAATTATATATTTTCGCGTTACTAACATATGGCATTCAGTCTCCCAAATTATTGGCTACATCAAACTGCGGATCAACAATCATAATTTGCATGTATGCAAAAATCAAAATGAACAATTAATAACATTAACATTCACATTTTCCTTTTGGTTTGTCGTTTATATCGAGTTGAACAGTCATTGGTAATTCAATTGCATTTTTTTGGATTTCAATACCGGCTGTAATAATATTATCCAACAAACTCTCAATGTTTCGACCGGTTTTCGCAGATACAAATATGTAAAACATACCACTGTCATATTCTTGTAATTTGTTTTTGACATATTTGTAAATATTCGTCAGATGCCCGGTATATAAATCAATTTTATTGCCAACAATAAATAAAACAGGTTTGCTTTCATTATTGTTGATGATTTTAGTAAGAAAAAATAAAAGTCGATCAACTGATGCTAAATTTATAACATCGTAAACCATAAGACAAATATCGGTACCTCGATAATAATTTTTTGTTAAACCTAAATATCGTTCCTGTCCAGCTGTATCCCATATTTCGTACTTGATATCACCGACATCCATACAGAAATAAGCTGCCCCAATTGTACTTTCCGTTTTGATATATTTTTTTAAAACGATACGTTGAGCAATTGATGATTTACCTGTCATTGATTCACCAAGCAATATAACTTTGATCTTTTTTTTGATCATTTTTATATTTATGTGGCACAAATTTTTTGACATATAGTTGACTCTAGTATTACCTATCTGTCTTACATTAGAAATTATTAAATTCGTTTGTGTTTCAAATAAAAAAATAAACATAACGATAGTCTTCTGCATAAAGATTATAAAGCCATGTTTTTTCTTGTCCGGTGAAATGTTTATCATTTGGCTCCATACCAGATAGCTGTTTGATTTTCTTCATGACATCAAGTACAAAACATATGTATTCCTGAAGAAGTTGGAAAGTGGTATTATTCTCTAAAAGGGTCTTATTGGCTTTTGCAAAGTCAAAAAGGATGGCTAGTTCGCACTTGTCGAAAGGGAAGTTATCAATTTGTATTGTAGTGGGAAATTGTCGAAACATTGATACGACTTGTTCATAATCTGAGTTGAGGGTTTGGATATCAGATTTTTGAAACACATACTCGGACCTTGGATGATATATCACATGTACACTTTTAATGAAAGTAGGTTTGAGTTCAAATCGTACAGGTCTAATATAACTTCCATATCTCTGCTGGATTATAAGAGTATGGTGGTAATCAATGGTTTCGATATACGTCATTTCTGACGCATAAATTAGTCCGGTATAAATTGTATTATCATTTGTGTCTATGCAACTACAATTATAGAAATATTTTGAAGCAAAATACATCCATATTTCCAATGGTTTGTACTCAGTTATCCAATGTTTTCCTAATTGGCGAGTTTTTGTTGCAGTGTATTTTTGAGATCCTAGACAAATGGTTTTGGCTAGTATACATACCTTACGTTATCCAATAAGTCATCAAAATACCAAGATAAATCATCGTCATTTTTGATTAAGAATTGAACCACCAAATCAACAAGGCTGAAGTCTCGAATACTGGTCCGCATAGTTATATACGATTCCAAAATATACAGAACCTTCAATCAATTACAATTACAATTTTTTTGAATTAAACCCTGACGGGAAATTGCATATCTAATAAAGCAAAACTTGTGGCACCAATTGCGGATAAAATAAATGCCGAAGATAAATCAATATTACACTTGGGTATGTAATATGCTGAAACAAACAGAATACAAAACAACACAACATATCGTAATAACTTGATCTTTCTCTTTTTATTCAACATAATATTGTTATACAAATAAATTGAACTGCAATGCAATTTAATTTATTGTTATTTCGACCAGAATAGGAAGGTAATTATATTGATGGAAAATATTCCCATTCCAATTCTTTACAAATTTTTTTCCAAATACAATCTTGCTGCTTCAATTTTTCTCGGGATTTCAATAAAGGGAAACACTTTAAGAACTCGTCCAATTCTAACAACTCACATTGTTTATGCAACACATAAGAGTAACTCAAAAAGTTAGTTCTTGTTATTGGTTTATGTTTCTCAAATGGGACTTGAATTTGCTTAAACATAAATCTCAACTTCTCTTCTGTATCGCGGTTTATTGTTGGTGGTTGTTTACCACTTAATTTACTAATAATATGTGTAGTATGTTCATAATAATTCGTATAACCCAAACTTTTCAATATTTTTTTGGTCCCTGGAATTGTTAATTTTTTCAGATCATAAAATTTCATTTTTTGCAGTTCCACTAAAATTTTGTCGTAAACTTCTTTTGGAATTTCCGTTGATTCCTTGGCCTGAAATTGAGAAAGCCATTCATTATAATGATTAATTCTCTTATACGGATATCCTGGTTTCGTTTCAGTACAGGTTTCTTTATAATTAGGCTTTTCTGCATCAATAATCACAAACTCGGCCCTACCACAACCCGTACAAACAATCATTCCTTCGGAATTTATTAATGTCTTTTCAATATTACACTTATCACAAATCCTGACCCTATTATTGACTTTGTTCTTTTCACAAATATAGTTTTTATCGGTCAACATCATAAATTGATCCAATAGTTCGGCCTTATTAACAAAATTGCTGTTTCCTTTCTTACTACATTCATTGTTCTCTTTTTCTGCATCAGGTTGTAATACAGAAATAAATGTCAAAATATTGGTTCTATTACAACTGAATTGTCGCTTCTTTCTTCTCTTTGATTCTTTTTTGACCTTCCTCTTATCTTTATTGACTTGATTCAATAATTCCAATTTATTAATATTGTGTTCCTTCTTTGCAACTTTGACTGCTGATAATTCTGGATTATTTTCATACAATAAATGATCATCTTGTTCAGTTATTTCGTAATAATCCATCAAAATATCATCAACCATGCTATAATATTCAATTTCCGAAACGCAATTCTCAATGTCATAGATTTCTTCTCGGAGGCTTTTGATTTCTGATCTTGTTTGTGATCTTTTTTGAATATTTTTCATAGTATACGTTGTTTGATCATTTTCCAAGTTTGCTAATTCTTTTTCCAAAAATATCAATCTCTCCTTTTTCTTTGGAAGCGCATTTTTTCGTTTATTAAAATGATTTACCATATTTTGGTGCTTCTCGTCTAACGTGACGATCTGGATTGTTTGTTTAGCCTTTTCATTTTTGGTCTTGAACGTAGTCATTGTATAATCCTAATTCATAGTATAATTTTTTAAATATTATGTTTGATCTCATCTCGTCATACGCCGAATCAAACATAATAATTTTTTTCATTAATTGCACAACAATTAATAATTTATTATAAAACACATTTTGTTCGTCGATGTTAATCATTGGCGAACTTGTTACAACATGACATAATATTGGATACGAAAATCATCT